TAGCGGGTCAAATGACGCTTTCGCTGGTTTAACATTAAGACAATCCTCTAAACCTTCTGCGGAGGATGATGATTTCACACCGACACAAATTAAAAAGGCTTATCCCGATGCAGACAATGATAAGGCTTTAACATATAACGCGGGAACACGGGTCATCACCGCTCCCGACCATGTATTTAATCATCCCCCTAATAATGAAATTGACCCGATTGGATATTTTGACGAGAGACCTATATCTCTATATAAAGGAAATATGAGAGTTGATATTGGTGGATTATGTAAAGATACGACCGATTTTAAAGTAGATACTCAAGCCGCATTTGGTTTAGTAAGATCCTTTGATAAGAGTGAGGCGAACTTTGGAGCGTTTGAACCCGAATATTTTGAGAGAGATGTATTTTTATCTAATGGAGAAGTTGGAGGAGTTAGGAATGCGGGAGGAAATCAATTTTTTGATTATGCGATCCGTCTTGAACCGGTAGGGATTAATGACCTTGAGACCGACCATAATTATTTGAAGATTGTTGCATCTTGTATGGTTAATGAAGGAGGAGACGACGAACATATATGCATGAAAGAGATTGAATATTGGGGGTGGACTAAAATCGGTGCTACTTCTCCCGAGTTCACCGAGAGATATGATATGACTGATAATGATGAAGTAATCAATCAATTCTTAATTAGAACAGAGGGGGAACAAGTACTCTTTTATTATCATACTGAAGATGAGGGAACTTCTACAAGTGATAACCCTCTTGATGATGATGGTTGGACTTTGTTTTGTGGTTTCTCAATGGCTTCGTTCACGGCGACGAATAATAAAAATATCCCTCCCCCGATTAATCAGTGTCAGTGGAATATGTATCCTCAATTTTGGATATCTGCGAAGAAGGTTTCTCCCGAAGGTGGTGGCGCGGATGTTGAGGGTTCAGTGAAGTTTTCTGCATTCTCGGGAAGGGATATGAGTAATGTAGGAGGTAAATATTATAAACCGGATACTGATTGGTGGGCGAGAATGAATGACGAAGGAACATTGATGGATTGTCAAGAAGTTGACACAAGACCGAAGTTCAATGATCCATGGCGACAAGATGGAACTTTCTATACTCAACTCGCGACGGATACAAAAGGAGTAGTTAAAGATTATGTATGGGCTTATATATTACTACCCGATACTGAATATTATATCCCGACCGAAGGGGCGAATGCAGATAAATTATTAGGTTTTGATAATTATACTATCCTTCAACCAGAGAAAATTGGTGCTACTTATGACAGCGGATTTGGGTGGAAATATGACAGCGTTGTTGTACCTCCTCTAATTAATGACGGAACTTTATTTATTCGTCTTGATAATTTCACACAAAAAACTCTCAACTCTGCTGTATCCCGTCCTTCAAAGATATTGTATTGTTGCCCTCGTTTTGATAGTAGTGGTCGTTCTGCTGGTGATGGATTATATTTTGAACCTCATGAGCGTGTATATGTTAAACTCGGTAATCCTACTGAAATTAATATCAATGAGTTTGACATCTCCATCTGCGATGTTGCGGAGCGTCTCGCTACAACCTTGAAAGGACAGACAATCATTAATCTTCATATTAGAGAAAATCAAACGGGAATGAGACAAGAGGACTATTTGAAAAGGGAGAAAGATGAAGGGGTCATGATCTTTTAAATAAAACTAAATAATATTTCTTTTAAGATTTAATTTTACTTTTTTATCGTAATTAATAGAAATTAATTAAAATCTATTAATAATATAAATGGATAAAATGCCGATAGTTGAAGATTTTGAAGAAGAAATCAACAAAGAAACTGGAGAAAGTAATCCTAATTTTGAATATGATGATGATGCAGTGAAATTGGAAATCAAAGAAAATGAAGAGGATCAAAAGGAAGAAATATTGGAAACTCAACCATCTCCACCGACAAAGATGTCAAAGGAAGAAATATTTGACCTCCCATCACCTAAAAAAGAAAAAGTGAGTGAACCCCCTAAAAAACAAAGAAAGAAGCGACCCCCCATGAGTGAAGAACATAAAGAGAAATTAAAGAAAGCGAGGGAGAAAGCGTTAGAAACAAGACGCAGAAATGCACAAGAGAAAAAGGAAATGAAAGAATTAGAAAAACGGGCTAAACAAAAGAAGAAAGACAACTTGAAGAAATTTGTAGAAGATGATGAAGTTGTTGAAAATAAACCTCAAATAATAGAGAAAACGATAAAACAAGACATAGATGTTGAGAAAGCGGTTTTAGATGGTATTATGAAATATGAAACTATAAGGAAACAGAGAAAGAAGAAGAAGGAAGAAGAAAAGGAAAAACAAAGAGATCATGAAAAACTAAAGAAACAGATTAATAATGCAGTACAACCTCAAGGAACTATATATCACGGACAGACTGGCTATTTTGATAATTGTTTTTAAAAGTAAGTAATTAAATTAAACCCGATTGACACTAACGAGATTATATAAGGGTCAATCAAGTTTAATTATTATAAGTAATAATAAATAATAAAGACCCCATAAAATCGTTTGGGAAGATTTGGATTATTTTGTTTTTTTTTCTATACTCTTTATATAAATGATTAAAGTGTTAGAATTATTCTCGGGAACTGGGTCAGTTGGAAAAGTATGCAGTGAATTAGGATGGGAGACGCTCTCATTAGATTTAGAAATGAAAGCGGATATTAATATAGATCTTATGGAATGGGATTATAAGAAATATCCTAAAGATTCCTTTGATGTGATTTGGGCTTCTCCTCCGTGTACCTATTACTCAAAATTACAATATTGCTGGATAGGTAGAAAAAAGAAAAACGGAATTATAACCACTCATGAAACTATAGAGGAACAAAGAAAAGAAAGCGATAAATTAATAGAGAGGACTTTTGAAATAATTGAATATTTCAACCCTCATTATTGGTTTTTAGAAAATCCTTTATCTTGTTTAAAAGATAGAGATGTAATGAAAGATAAACCTTATTATATAGTTGATTATTGTAAATATTGCGATTGGGGATATAGGAAGAGGACTTGCATATGGACTAATAAAAAAGATTTTAAACCCTTGACATGTCATAACGATTGCGAGAATATGGTTTTTGTTGAAGGACAAAAGATCCATAAAGAGAGAATGGGGACTACTAAAACTATCATGGATAATGGTAAAATCATAAGAGTTAATACCGCAGAACTACGGAAGAAATACAAAGATTATCCTAATCTACAAAAACAACATAAAAAAGTTCTCGCGAATGGTTATGAAATTATAGACGGGAAAAAGGTCTTATGTAATACAAAAGAGAAGAGAGAGAAGTTAAGACACCGGAAAACCGCAGACGGAGGATACGACAAAAGAAACGGAATAATAAAGACGAGTAATGGTACAGATAAATTGGAAAGATATAGAATACCACCTAATCTAATATATGCATTATTTCAAGAGTAATTAATCTAAAATTATTTTCTAAATATAAGTATAAGATGGCTACATATTCACATTACTCTCCCACGAAAAATGATGACTGCATAACTCCCGTTGAAATATGGGAAGAGATGAAAGAGTATATCCCTACAGATAAAGAGATATGGTGTCCTTTCTATTTTAATGGAGACCATAAACTTAAAGAATTAGGCTTCAACATCATACATGAAGATGAAGACTTTTTTTTAAATAACAGAGGTGATGTAATCGTAGATAATCCCCCATTTAGTATAAAGAAAAAAGTTTTAGAGAGATGTATGGAAATAGATAAACCTTTTATCATGATAATGCCCGTCTCAACATTATGCTATAATTATTTTAAACCTTATAAAGATAAGATACAAATATTAGTCCCGAAAAAAAGACCTAATTTTAACAAGTCCTTGAACTCAAATGCAAGTTTTGATTGTCTATGGTTTTGTTATAAGATGAACCTTAAACAAGATATAATATTTTTATAAATCATTTTTTTTTCTTCATACCTTTCTTAAGTCTTTTTCCTACGACTAACATTAAATCCTTCCCTTTAATCTGTTTCATGCGATATGTATTTTGATTAAATAATTTAGGATCTAATTGTCTGTACCTTCTCAAGTTTTCTGTGATGTCAACCTTCTTCACTTTGTAGCCATTATCTTTAATCCATTTCTCCGCTTGTTTCTTTGTGTATTTCTTCTTATTAAATAATACTGATTGAACCTCCATTTTATCGTTTTATAATATTATAAATAAAATATTTATATATTATTATAATGGATAAAAAAGTCCCGAAGGTCTTGAAAGTTAATGATGCTCTTGAAACTAATAAATATAAAGAGATTCACCCTCATCTCCCTCAACCTCAATTCTTATGTCTCTGCATCGGGTCGGTGCGTAGCGGAAAGACAAACTACCTCATCAACGCTTTAAGAAATGGAGATGATTTTTATGGCGATGATTACTGGGATTATTATAAGATAATCTCAAATACAATTAATAACGATACAAAAGGAAAATATTTCAAAGATGCTTTTGTAGATGTTGAGGATCATTACACAGATCAAATGATTAAAGACCTCGTAGCCTCTCAACAAAAATATGATAGAGAAGATATGCCGACGATGTTGATTTTATTAGATGACATCTTATCTCGTGATTTCAAAAAAACTAATGATATCTCTTTCTTGTGTAGTAAGTTTAGACATTATGAAATGTCAATTTTTTTGACTACGCAGTCGTTCCGTTCAGTGAGTAATATCATTAGGAACAATGCAACGAATGTCTTGATTTTTAGACAGAATAATCAAAAGGAACTTGAGAAGATAAAAGAGGAGTATAGCGAATTATGTGGAAGTGAGGAGATGTTTATGACATATTATAATCTTGCACACGACCAGCCATATTCATTTTTATATATTGACGGACAAACTAACCCAGCGAGATTTTACAGAAGACATGAAACACTACTCGGGATAGGTAAGAAGAAAGTCGTAGATGAAGAACCTAAAGAGATAGATCAAGATATATTCTCTCAAGCGAAAACAAAAGATAAAAAAGAATTGAAGATGAAGAAACCGAAAAAGGAAGACGCGACAAAAGATTTATATTTCGGGGATAGTGTTGAATAATTTTTCATCTTTTTAAGGAATTGTTTTTTTTATTAATATTAGTATAAAATGGCGATAGATCTTTTCGGTAATGATAGTGCAGTAAATCAACAAAACAATCTCAACGCGGAAAATGTTGCGTTAAGGAATGAGGCTCAAGATTGGAATAACAAGATACAGACACAATATAATCAAGATAAGGCGAGTGAAAATCTAACAGATGACGCGACATATTCAAAGGATTTGATGGGTAATGTCATGGGTTCATTTGGTCTTAATCAAGCGTATAAAGGAAGAAAAGAGAGATTAATTCAAGACGCTAAAGATAGATTAAATGAGATTACCCCTACTGAAGAAATAGATGACCCCGCTCCTACTCCCGATGAAGATGTCCCCGCTTTTGATGGAAACGCTCCATCTCTACAATTAAGTGGCGGAACTGATGACGCGGGCTATGATCCAGCGGAAGCGTCAAGTGAACCACAAACCGCAGAACCTTCGGGAGATACTGCATCGCCTCCCGATGAAATAGCGGACGAAGGAAACACTCCCGAGGCGAATGTTGAAGGTGAACCACGCCCCGCATATCTTAACGGAGGAACTGCAGAGGAAGAGAGTACATTAAAAGAAACAATCGCATCAGCAGAACCCGAAGAGGATACATTACTCGGTATGGGATTAAGTAAAGTATCGGGAGGATTATTAGGAGAAGGAGCGGCTAAAACAATTGGGCGAGTTGGTGGTGCGGCTGTGAGTGGTTCTGTCGCTGGGATTGATTTGGTTGAAGGTATAGACAATTTAAAAAATAATCAAAACTTTTTCGGGAAAGACCATGATTGGGAAGATGTTGTATCAAAGACAACTCAAATGATAGCGGGAGCGAGTGATGTCGCGGGACTTATCCCAGCCGTAGGACCGGAAATCGCGGCTATAGGAAATGTAATCGGTTTAGTCGGTGGAGTTGTGGGGATGTTTGGAGATCATAGTAAGAACTTACAAAACGATCAAAATGTTGAAGATGAATTACAACAAAAGAAAGTCGTCCCGACCGCACGAGCGGGGGATCAAGTTGCATCGGTTTCTCAATCAACATTACAACAACAGACCGCATAATCCATATCTCCCCTAACCATTTTTAGGATTCTTTTTTCTTAAACTAATATGACATATATATAACCTCGTTATTGTCAAATGGGTTTATTCGTTTTTTTTCCTAAAATAATTTTCTAATATATAAGTATAAATAAAATGGAATACACAGATGAAAAGATTAAGTCTATTCTCAATCAATACAAGAAAAAGAGAGATAGAGAAAATAAAAAGTATCATGAAGAATTGAAACATGATGAGGAATGGACTAAAATGAATAATGAAAAATCAAAACAATATTATAAGAATAATAAAGAAGCCGTCAAAAAGAAATATATCACTAATCAAGAATATATTAAGATAAGAAATCTGTACCGATATTATTTAAGAGAGGAAAGAGTAAATGATTTTAAAAATAAACACGCTGAAAAATATGCATACTTACAAAATAAAGGATATGTTCCCATAGATGACCCGATCCATGAAGAGAAAAAAAATGATATAAAAACCTTTTTTGATATTGTTGATGAAAATAAAGAAATATTTGAAAATGAATAAACTGCGGAGAAATTAAATACTGCGGAAAAATTAAACAAATCCCCCCGAAAATTAAACTCCTCTCTATAACCTCTTATAAAATCCTTTTTTAAAAAATATCATTTAGACTATTAAGTGATATTGAAACGCGGTATTTTCTCCCATATTTTTTTATTTTTAAGTATATAAAAGTAAAATGTCTAAAGTTGAAAAATCCTCCGCTCAAAATAATTCTAACTCTAATATTATGCAATCTAAATATTTCTCAACATTCACCCTAAAAGATTTAGGTAAAGAACCTACAGATGAATGGAGTAAGAATGAGAAAAAAACACGATTCATAAATAAGCACAAATGGAAACATCAAAACCTAAATCAATTAAGTGAGACATACATGAAACAAAATCGTGGGATTGTATGTGGGAAACATAGCGACATAATTGTTGTTGATTTAGATTTTTATGATAAATATAAAAAAGATAAAGTTATTTCATTTGATCGTGCAAATAGTAAGTTTTTAAATGACTTCGGTGAAGATTATATCAAGAAGTTTAATACTTTAACTTTTGAGACTGGTAATGGCGGTCATCATTTAATTTTTAAGTACACACCGACAATCAAGACAACAACAAACGAGGAGCATAATATTGATATTAGAAGTGATAACTCTTATATTGTCGCCCCTTATTCTGTGATTGATAAATCAAAATACAATAAATCAATTAAGAAAGCGAAAGATAAAAAGGGAGAGTATAAAGTAATTCATCAAGCCGATATTCAAGTTCTACCAGTTGAATTGGAAGCATGGCTTCGTATGAACTTATTCCGCACAAAAAGACAACCTCAAAAAAGATTAAAGAAAAATAACAAAGGGGAAATTTCTTCTACCGATGCATACGAACAAGATGAAGTAGATCTCACACAATACTCATATCTTTTTGATGAGAGTTTAATTATTGACATCCTTGATGGATTACCTAAAACATATTTTAAAGATAATTCAAAATGGTATATATTCACCACAGCGATGAAATTATTATCCCTTTCAAATCCTAAAATGAAAGATATTTGGGATATGTATTCTATGAATGAAGCGGAGGAATATTATAATGAAGAGGAAAATCAAAAATTATGGGATTCTTGTAGCCCGCAGTCCTTCATGTGTTTGGAACATCTGTTAAATCAATCCTCTTATGTGCACGACGCGAAGACTATGATGGGATATAATAAATTAAGGATTAATGACATCCACACTAAAAAACACGATAAAGAGATTAATTTAAGATATTTAGATAAAGATAATAATGGTGATTTTTTTAAGAAAATCCCTAATAGATATATAATCGTCCGTAGTGATACGGGGACGGGAAAAACTACCGCTTTTAAAAATTATGTTAAACAATCTTATGAAGTACAAGATGGAAACTATAAAAGGTTTATTTCAATCGTATCGCGGATTTCATTAGGAAAGGAACAAGTTAAAGTTTTTCAAGAGGGTTCATGGATTACTAAAGAAAAAACAATCTATAAAGAGGCTGAAGAAGTAGGGAAGGAACTTGTGAAGGAGATGAAAGATGATGGTATTGATTGCAAGTGGCACGAAGATGTTGATGAGTGGTGGCTACACGAGGGTCAAAATATTGTAATCACGATTGATAGTCTCATGAAGATGGGGAACTGGACTGATTTTGAAAGTTATGATATATACCTTGATGAATATAATTCTCTCATTGAGTATTTTGTTGATTGTCCTAATCTATGTAATAAGAGAACTATCATTTGGAGATATTTAAATCAAATCTTAACTCAAGCGGATAGGGTCATTATGACTGATGCGGATATAAGTGATAATTCAATAAAGTTTTTAGAAACATTACCCGAGATAAATCGTAATGAGATTATCTATATCAATAATAAATATAAACATAATGAAGGGATTGAAGCGAGTGAACTATTCTCCTATGAGGAATTAATAGAACAAATATCAACATACCCTCGCGCGATGGTGTGTCTTGATAGTAAAAACGCGGGAGAGAAATTAGTTGATGATATGAAGACTAAATATAATATTAATTTTAAATATTATTCAAGCGATTACTCGGGAGACATAGATCTTGATGCGGATGAATATGTAGCCTTTTCCCCGAAGATTGTCTATGGTCTTGACAGCACGATGGAGCGTCCCGTGTTTTGTTATTTCAAAGGACAAACAATCTCTCCACCCGCTATGGTACAACAAATTAACAGATGCAGAAAAATCTCTCATTTATATTATCTTTTTGAAAGTAAAACATGGAAGTCATACAAATATGACAGCGTTGATGAAGTCCTCTTTGAAATACAAGAGGGGAAAAAATTAGTAGTTAATTATTTTGATGAGAACTATGAAAAACATGAAAGTGAAAGATATGATGAAATACTTGCATCATTTAGATTTACTCTTGATTGTTATAATACTAATAAGTTCGCTCACTACCTACGATTAATTAAAATGAGGGGATTTATTATTGATAATGAATTACAATATAATGATGATAAAATCACTAAATCAACTGGCTTATCTAATAAATTGAAAGAAGAACTTCAAGGAAAGAAAGCGGAACAAATCCTTGAAGCGTGGGATAAAGTATGCGAGGAGGTTATAATAGACAATACTATGGATGAGGAGGATATTGAAGATATGAAAAAACTTCTATTAAAAGAATATCTCCCCGAGGTATGGGTTGATATTATTAATTTAATTTCATTACCTTTTGAAAAAGTTGGAGATGAGAAATATAATGTATTTATGAGAGACCCTCAAGAGTTAGAAAGATTATTTAGGACTAACACTTTTTTTAATAATGATACTACGGAATTGA